ATTAGATATAGAATTTGATCCAGATATTAAACTGGATTAATGCTTGACATCAGGCCAATAACCTGATATAATAATATTATGGAATACAAAAAACTAGACGATAAAATTAAAGAACTTCAATCGACAAGAGTATTTAAAAAAGTTACACCTAAGTTTGACTTATCTTGGTATGTCAAATGGGTAGCAAGTGTCTTTATATTACTTGCAGTTTGTTTTAGAGCGTCTGGTGGTTATCATATGCTAGACTTATATACTAGTTTTATAGGAACACTAGGATGGTTTTGGGTTGGATATTTGTGGCACGATAGAGCTTTAATATTATTAAACGGTGCCTTAGCAACTTTACTATTTACAGGAATACTGAAAGCATTTATATCATGATTATCGTAGACCTCAATCAAATAATGATATCGAACCTAATGGTTCAATTAAACAGCAGAAATTCAGAACCTTTATCAGAGGATCTTGTTAGACATATGGTTCTTAATTCTTTAAGATCACACAATAAAAAGTTTCGTAAACAATATGGTGAGATGATTATTGCTTGTGATAGTAAAAATGTATGGAGACGAGAGTACTTTCCTAATTATAAAGCAGGTAGAAAAGCAAATCGTGAAAAATCTGAACACGATTGGGATGCTATATTTACAATACTACATAATATCAAAGATGAGATTAAAGCATTTTTACCTTATAAAGTTGTTGAAGTTGAGACTTGTGAGGCAGATGATATAATTGCTACACTAATAAAAAGAGTAAAAAGAATTGTTGGTCCTACTCATGAAAAAAATATATTAATATTATCAGGTGATAAAGATTTTATACAATTACATAGTTCTAATGTGAAACAATACAATCCTGTTCTAAACAAATTTGTAGGAAAAGGTGAAGAACCAAGTCTATATATTAAAGAACATATATTAAAAGGAGATCGAAGCGATGGTATCCCTAATGTATTATCAGATGATAATGTCTTTGTTGAAGGTAGAAGGCAAAGACCTCTAAGTAAAAAAAAGATAAATAGTTGGGTAGGGGAAGTTTTTATGACCTTTACCGAAGAAGAACAAAAGAATTACGACCGAAATCGAAAACTAATTGATCTAAGTTGTATACCTCATGAAATTGAGGATAAAATTAATAATGAGTTTTTGAATGTCAAAGTAGCAACTAGAGATAAAATACTAGGTTACTTTATAAACAAAAAACTTAAAACTTTAATCGAAGTCATTGATGAGTTTTAGACTTCGAAAGAACTGTTAAGGAGAAAACAATGGTTATAATAAGAAGAAACCCAGACGGCTCAATAGCAAGTCAAGAGGGTGGTGCCACACCAGGGCAACCAACACAATCACATCCAGCATTAGCAAACAGACGAGGTATGCAGGCAATGGCAGACGCCGGTAGAGCTGTACCACCTTTAATGAGTGAGATTGCTACAAAAATAAACAACGCAAAAGATAAACCTAGAAAACTAAAAGTATTAAAAGATAATGATTCTGTATCATTGAGACAAGTTTTAAAAGGTGCTTTTGATCCAAATATAGAATGGTTATTACCAAAAGGTGATGTACCATATACACCTAATGACGCTCCAGTAGGAACAGAACATACTATGCTCAGACAAGAAGCAAAAAGATTATATCTGTTTACAAAAGGTGGCGATGGCTCTCTAACACAAAACAAAAGAGAGACCTTATTTGTACAAATGTTAGAAGGACTATCAGCTGAAGAAGCAGAGTTTTTGGTAACAGTTGTAAACAAAAAAGTTAATAATAAATATAAAGGTTTTACTGGCAATTTAGTAAAAGAAGCATTCGATTGGGATGATAATTTTATGAAAAAAGAGTAAAATATAGGGGTTATTTCTGTAATATACCTAGGACCCCCTACCAAAACCCTTGTTTTTCAACAGTTTAAGACACTCTTAAATCGTTGATTTTCAAGGGTTTTTTTATGTGGAATAATCCACAAAAGCGCAGAAAACAAGGGTTTTTTGCACCATTTTTATTGGAATAATGCTTGCAATCTATCTATTTTTAGTGTATTATATAAGTATAATAACAAAAAAGAAAGACACATTATGAAAACAAAAACTACACAAAACAAACTTTTACAATTTAGAAAAGATGAATATGACGGTCAAGATTACGAGACAGTTGCTAATCTAATTAAAGGTAATCAGTTTATTGCCGCTGCTAACTTCATTGATATGTTAGACACAAGTCCTAGAAATCATATGGAAAACATAATTCAAAAACAACCATCATTATATAATGAAATGTTTCCAGAGCAAACTGGTGTGTATTCAGAGTTTGCTGAAGAAGGGTTATTACAATAATGAATAGAAGAAAAAAAATATTTAATAGAGTTGTAAATCCTCTTTTACACAAATACTTTACAGATCCTAATATTGAAGAACATTCAATCGCAAAAAATATACCTATGAAATATCTTAAATATTTTAAAGAAATTACAAGCACTGGTAATGGTATGAAGGTACAATATAGATATAGAGGTAATTCTAAATCTTGGTATAAAAGACCTCAATCATTTTGTCATATGCACGGTGCAGATACATTTGCTGTATATGGTAGATAAATAAAAGAAAGGCTACATTTTGAAATTAAATAGATACGAAAAAAAGATACTACAAGGAATCGTAGATAACCGTAAAGGTATTTACGAAACACCTAAACGAGATAGAGGTAATTATAAACCTTGCAAGGAATATGATGCCGCTTTATCTTTGTTTATGAAGAAACTTATTTATGCAGAAGCACAAAATGAGTTATTAATGGAAGGTCCTGCAACACCAGAACCAAAATTTAGATGGTTCAAGTGTAAATTGTATAAACCTTATGCAACAAAAAGAGAGTTGAGGAAATTACTATAATGTTTAAATTAACTTTAATGATTGCTCTAATCGCTTTTGGGATTAGTAAGTATAACGAAAAATATAATTGTACGGATGATGGTTGTCCTGATTTTCATGAGATTGAAATACCACTTCCTGATGAAGATGTTAGAGGTGATCTAAGAGAGATTGAAAAAGACTGGAAAAAAGCTGTCGTAGTTGCTTATAACCCAATTCATTTAGAGTATGGTGTTCATAAGATTGTTCAAAAAACTTACAGTTTACCAGAGATTGATACATCATCAAATGAAAATTTTGTACAATCATTAAATACTTGTATAAACTTTTTATATCAAAGTATTGAACCTGAGTTTAGAATACCTAATGAACTAATTATTGCTCAGGCAGTTATAGAAACTGGCTGGGGTAAATCTAGATTTGCCAACGAAGGTAATAATCTATTTGGTATTAGAACATGGGATAAAGATGAACCATACTTATTACCTATACCGTGGACAAAGTGGCCTGGGTGGGGTGTAAAAATGTATAGTAGTAAATGTGAAAGTGTTGTTGACTATTTACATATACTAAACAATGTTCATGCCTTCAAAGAATTAAGAGAGGCAAGAGCAAGTGGTGTCAATGACGCTTTAGAATTGGCAAACTATCTAGAAAAATATGCTAGTAAACCTACATATATTGAACTAGTAAAAGAAATAATTAAATATAATATAAGAGGTGTTTATGAGTTATAGTATGAATTTATTTTGGCGTAGAGCGGCAAACTTGTATAAAATGTATCAAGGTGCCGAAGATCCAGACTTTAAAAGAATATGGATGGATAAACTACAAGAACTAATGAGAGGACTTCAAGGGGTTGACAAAAAAGAATTAAACTGATATAATAGATACTATGAATATATTTTATTTACATAATGATCCTAAAGTGTGTGCTGAACTTCATGTTGATAAGCATGTGGTTAAAATGATAGTTGAATATGCTCAATTATTATCTACAGCAAAAAGAATGATTGATGGTGTTAAGTATGAAGCAAAATCTAAAACAGGCAGACGAGTACAAAGGTATAGACTAGAAAATCCAAATGAAGAAGCAACAATTTACAAAGCGGTACATTATCACCACCCTAGTGCTGTGTGGGCTCGTTCTTCTTCTCAGCACTACAACTGGCTGTACACGCTGTTCAGGGAACTTGGGAAAGAATATACCCACAGATATAACAAAGACCACAGTACAATTGAATTGCTCAAAGACATTTTAAAACATACACCAACAAATTTAAAAGACAATGGCTGGCAAGAACCACCACCTGCCATGTCTCATTATCCACAATGCATAGTACCTGGTGATAGTATTCAATCATATAAAAATTATTATATAGAAGCAAAAGCATATTTTGCCAAGTGGACTAGTAGAGAGATACCTAAATGGTTTAGCGAAGGAGTGCAACATGATTAAATTTATTCACGATAGTTGGGAAGGTGTTATGAATGCTGATAGAAATCCATTAAGACACATTCCTGATTTACAAGTAAGACATTTAGCAATACAATTATTAGCATGGATGTGGTGTATTGTTTTCTCATTATATTTTGGATCTTTTGTAGTTTTTGGTTATACAGCAATTGCTCACTTTGTATTCATAATTGCAATAGTGATAACTGTTGTAGTATTTAAAAATGCAGAAAAGAGAAAATACTATCATGCTCAAGGAACTTTTAAATATGAAGAAACAGCAGCAAAGTATGAGGACATATGGTAGAAATTTGTCCTAGTTGTGAAAGTGATTTAGTTGATGGTAAATGTATAATATGTTCAACAGATAAAGAAGAATAATGAAAGAAGTATTTACTTTATTGAAAGGCAGTAGTTTAGCTCTTGCTTTAATTTACACAATAGGACATATATGTATTGCTATGACCGTTGTAAGTTTGCTTACAGGTGCTAGTTTATTTGAAGCAGGTTTAGTTGCATTAATAGAACCATCTATCAATGGTGTATGGTTTTATATCTTACATAAAACATGGACAAGATTTAATGATTGAATTTAATTATAATTTAGATTACAAAAATACTTTATTTACACCAAACGACAATAGATATCGTATTGGTCGTGGTGAGCAAGGTGTATTATTAGTAAGACCATATACGAATGATATATGTCAGTATTGGCGATTTAAGACACCGTATGACGCCGCTATGTCGTCTATGAGAATACTATTTTTATATCATCAATATAGAGATCAAGAAGATTTTGTTGGTATGGATATGTGTAGAAAGTTTTTAGAAATGGGATTTACAAGATCAAGAAGATATGCAAATCATAAAGATGGTAAAAAGTATGATAAGAATGGTAAAGTAAGACCACAAGAAAAAGATTGGGCAACAAGTCCTAAAGCAAAATCTGCTAAGGTATTTTATCAGGCAAGAAGTCGTGTTGTGGACGACCCTAAATATAAACAAATGAGAAAAGAATGGAGACAGCAAGAGAATGCCAACATATAGATTTAAAGATCATCATACAGGTGAAGTATGGGAAGAGTTGATGATGATTTCTGAAATGGAAGAACTTATCAAAACTGATACTATTGAATTATTACCACCTACACAAATGAATATTGTATCAAGTGTGGGTAGTGTTGATAGTAAAACTGATAATGGTTGGAAAGAGGTAATGTCTAAAATATCAGAAGCACATCCTGCTAGTAATCTTGCTGAACGATATGGTAAAAAGAGTGTTAAACAAACACAAATTGAAAAGACAATAAAAAAACATAGAGTCCGTAAGTCTAAAGGCGGAGGAAGATAAATATAAATGATACTATCGAGACACTCCAACACGCCAGCGATGGTCACGAAGTTGAGGGGTCAATCCGATAATGTATCTAACAAGTGTGTAGCTACACCAATTAAGGAATAAACATGGCAGACTTTGATTTTTTAGATGGGTTTGAGGGTGATGGTGATTGGGGTTTTACCTCTGTCAAAGAGAAACCATCCGAAGAACAATCTAAACAAACAGAAACAGTTGTAAAACAAACAGCAGATAGTACTGCTAAGGCAGTATCTAGCGATATTGTAAATAGATTAGATAGTAAATTAGATAAAGTTTTATCTCTAATTAATTCTACTAAAACAGCAGTAAACGAAAAGAATCAAACAGAATTAGATATTGCTAAAAAGCAAATGGATGATGAGTATGATTTAAGAAAAGATAGTCTTGGCAAAGATATGAAAGATAAATTTGCTAAACTAGAAAAACTTATCATACCTTTATTAATTAAATTAGCAAAATCACCAGAGGCGTATATACATTGGCCTAACAGAGCTCAAGTTATAGAAGCACAAGTTAAAAAGATAATAGAAATCACAAGGGGAAAATAATG